AATGCAGAAATTGTAGATGCAGTAACATGTCAGACACCATTAACAGTTAACACAGCATATGCAGTAGCAAGAGCAGGAGATCCTCCTGTATTAGTAGCAGAAACAAAAGACAGTAATAAACTGTTAGGTTGGCATCCAACACATGGACTTGACAGTATCGTGTATACCGCGTATAATTGGTATATGAATAGCAAAAAGACATCCACATCATTAGATCCTAATGAAGTAAGAGATGCGTACTTACATAGCAAAAAGACATCCACGTCATAAACTCGGAGAAGAATAATGGAAAAAGCGAAACAAATTAAAAACAAATTAGACGAAGCAGGTATTCGCTATTGGGCTGGAGACAACATAAGTGAAGTGTTGGAAGAAGGCGATAAAGAAGAACTTATTAATAACGCAACTACAGCATTTCAAGGTGTACTCGATGCACTTGTAATTGATCGGTATAACGATCCTAATAGTAAAGGTACAGCAAAGCGACTTGCTAAAATGTACTTTAATGAGATTATGGCAGGACGTTATGATGCTATGCCTAACGCAACAGCATTTCCAAATGATAGCGATGATCGGTATGATGGCATGCTAGTAGTACGTAGTGAACTTAGAAGTATGTGTTCGCATCATCACCAGCCAGTAGCAGGCGTTGCATACATTGGTATTATTGCTAGTGACAAACTTATTGGACTTAGTAAGTACACACGTATTGCACAATGGTGTGCTAGACGGGGTACACTACAAGAAGAACTTGCAAATGACGTTGCTCGTGAAATACAGAAAGCAACTAGTGCAGAACACTTAGGTGTTTACATTCAAGCAACACACGGTTGTTGTGAGAACAGAGGAATTATGGCACACAGTAGTTTAACACAAACAACTGTACTTAAAGGTGCATTTAAAGATGATGTAGGTACAAAGAAAGAGTTCTTTGATAACATCAAACTACAACAAGAGTTTGCTCCTAGATAACAAAAGGAAAAAATAAATGTCAGATAAAGAAACAGAATTTCACGACCCACTGGACGAAAGTCAAGTATCCTCACCGAAAGGTGAGCGTGTACGAAAAAGCGAAGTTGCAAGAGCAAAGCGCAAATCAACTAAAGAAGCTGTAGACACTCGTACAGAAAATGAATACGCTAAAGCACGTAGGGAACGAAAAAAAAAATGAGAATTATAGCAGGACCATGCCAGCATGAGTCATTAAGTCAGTCATCACATATCGCACAACGATGCAAAGAAGTATGCGACAAATATGGTGTTGAATATATTTTTAAAGCAAGTTTTGATAAAGCAAATAGATCTAGCTTAGGTAATAAGCGAGGTGTAGGACTTGCTAATACTCTAAATGACTTTAAATTAATTAAAGAAGTATACGGCGTCAAGACACTAACAGATGTACATGACATTGAACAGATTGAAATAATTACAACTTACTTTAATGATTGTGTAGATGTATTACAAATACCTGCGTTCCTTTGTAGGCAAACTGACTTGTTACAAGCGGCATGTGCTACAGATAAGATTGTTAATATTAAAAAAGGACAGTTCCTAGCACCTTGGGATATGGCTGGTATATTAACTAAAGCAGAAGGTGCTAAAGAAGTTTGGATTACAGAGAGAGGAACAAGTTTTGGATATAACACATTGGTTGTCGACTTCACTGGTCTACAATATATGTTGGATAATTTTAGCGAGCCAGTGGTGTTCGATTGCACACATGCTGTACAGAAACCGGGCGGACTTGGCGGATCGTCAGGCGGTAATCGTGACTACGTTCCTGGCATGGCTCGCGCTGGTAGTGCTCTTGGTATTTCATCGTTCTTTATAGAAACGCATCCTAATCCAGACAACGCACCTAGTGACGGTCCAAATATGTTACGCTTAGATGACTTTGAAAGTGTAGTAGCAGACATAGTTGCAATCAACAAGGTAGTAGTAGGATGAGTAAGACAGCAATTCTTATACCGGCTAGATACGAAAGCACACGCTTTCCAGGTAAGCCCTTAGCTATGTTAGATGGGGTGCCTATGATTAAACGTGTGTATGACGCTTGTGTTGCGTCTAAGATACCAACATATGTACTTACTGACGACTTGCGCATTTTTGATTTGTTCAATGCTAACAATTGTTGGATCGATCAAGCAGAATATGAAAACGGTACAGAACGATGCGCCGGCGCTATACAGAATGACTTCTTTTCAGACTTTGATCAATTTATAAATGTACAAGGCGACATGCCAGATGTTACCCTAGCACTAATTGAAAATTGTATTGCAAAGTTAGAAGACTATCCTATAACTACAGTTTTTACACCAATGCCTGAACAAATGCAAAACGATCCTAACTCAGTTAAGATGGTACGTGCTGGCGACCAAGCTCTATGGTTTGGTAGAGGCATGACCGGATACGGAGAATGGCACTTAGGAGTTTACGGTTACAAACGTACTGCACTAGCCCGATATCTAAAGATGAAAGTTGAAGTAGAAGAAAGTGTAGAAAAACTTGAACAACTACGCTGGTTAAAAGCTGGTTGGCCTATTGGCTGTTCGAGTGTATACTTTAATGGAGTAGAGATTAATTCACCTGAGGACGTAGACACATGGCACAACCTAAACTCCCAATAAAAGATATATTGGCAGCAGTTGATATGAACGCAAAGAGTGTGTGGAAAGAACTTTCTGAAGAGGAACGGAAGCAAGTTAGTTTCTGGTTGCTTAACAGGTATGTTAGTTCAGTAAAAGGTTCTCGTGATACACAAGAACTTGCTGTGTTTAAAACTAATGAATATTACAACAAACACTTTAATACAATTGGTGTTGGTAAAGAAAATGGGCACCAGCAGTTAATGTGGCAGTTGCTTTGTATGTCTGGCGCAACTGGTAAAATAATGTTTCATCCGTATGTTGGATTTAAGAAAAAAGCAGGAAACAATAATGCCGCAGTTAAGTTACTAACGCAAATACATCCTAATATGAAATTAAATGAGATTGATATGCTTGCTAATATGAGTACTAAGAAAGAACTTAAAGCACTTGCTGAAGAACATGGCATAGAAGGAATTAAGTTTTGAGTACATTGTACAGTGTTGGATGTTCACACACTAGATATGTTTGGCCCACGTATGCTGACATACTAGGCAAGGCCTATGATAAACATTATAACTGGGGCATCCCCGGAATTGGTAACTTTGCTATAATGAATCGAGTTATAGCAATTGTTGATTGCATGCATCCATTAGATGAACTTATTATTCAATGGACATACCCTAACCGCTTTGATTATCATCGCGAAGTTAAAGGACCTGACGGAATACGAGTAGGCTGGTATCGAGGTGGCAACTTAGCACACGATCATGATCAAGTACAACAAGTTATTAACAGACATGCATTCTGCGAAGAATCATATCAGATGTTCAGTGAAAACTATATCCAATTGACAACGGCTTATCTTGCTCAGCATAATATTAAATATAAAATGTTTGGATCAGACTTTAAAGTTGGCAAATTGCCACCGTTAAGTATTGCACAAGATTTTAAAATTCCGTTTAAAAAGTTTTTAAACGTTAGGCCACAATCAAATACATTTCAGAAAGAAGAGGATCATCATTATACTCCTGCACATCATTTAGAGTATCTTCGCCAATGTGGTGTTAAAATTACAAAAGAGATGTTACAATATGTACAGCAGGCGGAAGACTTACTTGATACACTTCATAACTGGAAGTTGATACAGTTTGAACTAGAAGAAGCAGGACTAACAGATAGAGCACATCATGGCCGATAAACCTTATGTATGCGAATATTGTAAAACAGGTTACTCAAGAGAAAAAACTCTTGCAGTACACATGTGTCAGCCAAAACGTAGAGCACTACAAAAAGGTGAGAGGCGAGTACAGCTAGGCATGTATGCATTTAATCAGTTTTACAAACTAAGTGCAGGCGCAAAGAAAAACAAAACTTATGAAGAGTTTTGTAAGTCAGTTTACTATAATGCATTTGTAAAGTTTGGCAGTTTTGTTAGTAACGTAAAGCCGTTGTATCCAGAGAAGTATGTTGACTATGTTGTAACTAGCGGAGTTAAACTTGACCACTGGTGCAGAGAAGAGATGTACGAAAAGTATGCAACTGAATTAATTAAAAAAGAAGGTGTAGAGACTGCGCTTGAACGTAGTGTTAATACTATGGTTGAATGGTCTGAAGATAAGAGTGCTCCTTGGAATCATTACTTTGCACATGTTAGCTTAAACAGAGCAGTATGGCATATTAAAGATGGAAAGATTAGTCCTTGGTTATTGCTTAATTGCAGAAGTGGCAAGGAAATGTTAAGCAAACTAAACGACGAACAACTAGAGTTAATATATAATATTATTAATCCACAACATTGGTCAATGAGATTTAAGCGGCAAGTAACAGATGTTGCACTAGCTAAGAACGTAGCAAAGGAAAGTAACTTATGAAATTAATAAAATATCCAAACAAGATCTTAAACACAAAGGTATCTCAAGTAAACATTGAAGACCCGGGCTTTGATCCTATTGAACTTAAAAAGCAAATGGTAGAAGTTATGCTAGACAACAACGGTATTGGCCTAAGTGCTAACCAAGTAGGTTTAGATGCACAAGTATTTGTAATGGGCGACAAAGTAGAAAACTGTACAATGTGCATTAACCCAGAGATACTACAACACACTGAAGATACTTCTGTAGAAATAGAAGGGTGTTTAAGTTTTCCAGGAATGTATGTAAAAGTTAAACGTCCTACAGAAATACTTGCTAAATGGTTTGATGAAAATCTTGAAGAGCAAAGTGTAAAGATCGATGGCTACACAGCAAAATGTTTTTTACATGAATGGGATCATTTACAAGGCATTACCATGAAAGATCGGGTAAGCCAATTGAAGTGGGACATGGCAACAAAGAAAATGAGAAAGTATTTAAAATGATTATTCTAATTTGCGGACCTCAGCGAAGCGGTAAGTCTACATTAGCTAAACCGCTTGCAGAATTATTAAAAGCAACGTATGTTACCCAACACACTTACCATGAAGAATTAAAAGGATATGTTGATGGATTGGTTGCCGCTGGCAACATAGTAGTTATTGACAAACCTTGCAAGACGGCTGCATCAGTTGAATACTTAGAACCTGACTATGTTGTTTGGTTAGATACAATAGAAGAAAAGACAGAGAAACCTAAGCACGTAGATTATCACGTAGCGGCATGGTTTACAGATACACATGAAGTGTTAAAGGACGTAGTAACAACGTGGATGAAGCGCAACACATGAAACATTTAAAACGCAGTTGGTCTAGTTTAGGTGATGTTAAAAAGTATTTAGAGACTAACACTAAAGAAAAAGTTATTTCGTTTAACGGATTTGAATTAGTAACTAACAAAGGCACTTACGGACTTGCACTTAAAGAATTGAGGTTTACAAAGAATGGTTGATTTAAAATTTATGACAGCAGGTGAATACATGGCTATGGATGCTGGCGAAATTGAAAACTACGGAACATATACAGCTAAACAAGAGCTTATTGATCTTAAAATTAAATATAAAGATTTAGAACAAACTTGCAAACAATTGAAAAAAGAATTGGATCAGCATCAGTGATCGATCTACCTGACATTGATATTGACTTTGCTGATAGAAGCATTATCCTGCACGAAATTAAACATCGTGTTGCAAAGTTAAACACAGGTAAGAAGCACAACACCGGAGTCTATGCAAATGAGATTCCACACAATCCTATTGACAATATGTCAACTATCGACCATAAGACTGCGGAAGAACGCGGCTACTTTAAACTAGACTTCCTTAACGTAAGCATATACAAAGACGTTAGGGACGAAGCACACTTAACACAATTAATAGAAAGAGAACCATTATGGCAACTTCTGGAACACACAGACTTCAGCGACAAAGTCTTTCATCTGAACGGGCACGGCGAACTATTGAAGCAATTGAAGCCGTCGTCGGTCAGCCAATTGGCAGCGACACTAGCGATCATTCGTCCAGCGAAACGACACTTAGCGGACAAGGCTTGGGAAACAATAATGAAGGAAGTGTGGATCAAACCAACCAATGACGAATACTTCTTTAAGAAAGCACACGCTGTAGGTTATTCAATGGCGTGTGTAGTACATATGAACTTATTGTGCGAACAACTTAACCCTTAGGCTTCTTTACAAGCTGTACACTTTTACGCTTAATTCTTTTAATAGCCATATTATTTAAATTAATAGTTGGCCCTATCGTTACTTTAACATCCTTACTATTCATTGTTATGATAGCATACTTAAATGGTGCAACTTCTTCACGCATGAAAATAGTTATTGGAATCAATCTATTAGACTCCCACCACCATGCACTACCTAGTTCTAAAAAATGATGCTTCTCTTCTTCAGTTCGTATCTTTGTGTAAACATACATACTGGTAACGAATTGATCTTGGTTTATTACAATCCCTACATACTCGTTACCGCCGTATTGCACGACACTAACAAATGGGAAGTTCTTTTCAATATCTTTTAATAACATTCTTTTCCTATAATCATAAATACAATATGCAGTTAATACCTAGATATTTAGTCGATAACAGAACAACGGTCCTTGTGAGTGAACTGGGCCATGTCACGGAGTACAGACCAGTGTATACAAAACAGATAAAATTATATAAAGGCATTGACAATGCCCTACAATTTAAACTACTTAATGCAGATCAAAAGGCAGTTGCCCTGACAGGAAAGACACCAAAGTTTGTAGCATTCAATTCAGATAAGAAAATGGTAATACAACACGACGGCGTTGCACATGCAACCATTGTTGGATTGTTTACAGTAACTATAACTGAAAGCGACTTGTTAAACTTAGAACAACAATACTTAACTTATAATATTGTGCTACAAGACAACACTACGTCAGCAAGGACCCTTACGTACTCAGACACGCACTTTGTTAATAGCGGTGTTATGTGTGTAAGTGAAGATGCATTTCCTGGTGTACAAGAGTCAAAAGCAGTTACTACGTTTACGCAAACAGGAGTAGGTACTGGAAAGTACGTAAGTACAGCAGTATCAGCCGAACCAGGAATTAATGGCAACGAAGCATTACATACTGCCGTAGTATACACTAGTTCTTATATAGGCACTGTTACTGTAGAAGCAACACTTGATGATGCAATCACTGATAGCACAACGTGGGCTGTTATTGATACGTTAACATTCACAGGATCTGAAACACAACCGACACCAGTTAACTTTAACGGTGTGTTGGGCAATGTACGATTCAAAACAAGCGCCAACCCAGCAGATAAAATTACCAAAATACTTGTACGAAATTGATTGACAAATAGTGCAAAGTAAGTTATAATACTTGTATGAGTATTGTTTCTGACACACTATTAGCACATCTGCCTTCTAAGCGTAAGACCACTCCGAGTGGTTGGACTAGCTTTAATGCACCCTGTTGTGTACACAATGGTGATACGGCTGACAAGCGGGCACGTGGCGGATTAATTAGTGAAGGCGACACAGTAAGCTATCATTGCTTTAACTGTGGATACAAAGCTAGTTGGCAACCAGGCAGGAACGTATCACACAAGCTACGCAAACTATTACAATGGCTTAACACGCCAGACGATATAATTAATAAACTTGCACTACAAGTTATGCAAGAGAATGAAGGCTTTGTTGTTAAGCAACGATTAGTTGAGTTACCTACATTTGATACTGTACCGTTGCCGGACAATGCAGTTAAGATTTCAGACCTTACAGAGTTTACAAATCACAGTATGGCTATACTTGAATACATGGCCGCACGTGACTTACATGTTACCGACACAGACTATTACTGGTCTCCTAGCTTAGGATGGCGAGACAGACTTATTATTCCTTTTTATTACGAGAATCGCATAGTTGGGTGGACTGGCAGAACTATACAACCTAATAAGCAACCTAAGTATAATACAGAAGTGCAACCTGGATTTGTATACGGTCTAGACAAGCAAGGGCATGATAAGTTATTTGTCATACTAGTCGAAGGACAGTTGGATGCTATATACGTAGATGGCTGTGCAATAGGCGGAAGCGAAATCAAAGATCAACAAGCAATGTTGATCAATCGGTTAAGTAAAGATGTAATAGTTGTTCCTGACAGAGATCCTGCAGGATATAAATTAATAGAACAAGCAATTGAACTAGGCTGGGGAGTAAGTTTACCAGACTGGGATAAAGATATAAATGATATTGGTGAAGCTGTTGCTAAACACGGCAGACTATATGCACTGCACAGGATAGTTAGCTGTGCAGAAACTAGTCCTTTAAAAATACGATTGAGAGCAAAAAAATGGAAAAACTAAAAAAAGCATGGGAGTGGATTAAAACTCCTTACACAAAGTACAAAGAAAATAAAGCATTTAAAAAGCGCATGGAAGAACTACGCAAACGCGATCCATTCATATACAAGTAGAGGAGTAATATACATGACAATCTATAAAGATGCAGGAGTCGATATATCTAAAGCCGACAGGCTAGTTGAGCATTTAAAACTAGAAGGGTTCGGCGCAATAGTCGAACTAGAAGGTGTTAATCCAACTATCGTAATGTCAGCTGACGGCGTAGGAACAAAGATCCTAGTTGCCGAAGCACAAAACAAACATGACACTATTGGCATTGACTTAGTTGCTATGTGTACTAACGACTTGTTATGTCAAGGAGCAAGGCCCCATAGTTTTTTAGACTACTACGCAACTGGTGCTATTAGTTTAAAGAAGAGCAGAGAGATTATGGACGGTATCCTTGAAGGATGCAGACTAGCTGGATGTAAATTGATAGGCGGCGAAACTGCTGAACTACCTGGCATGTTTGTAAATCACCGTTACGACTTAGGCGGCTTTGCTATGGGCATTATGGAAAAGTTACTTCCAAAAATGACAAAAGGCGGAGAGTACATTGTAGGCATTCCAAGTAGCGGCCCGCATAGTAACGGGTATAGTTTATTGCGCAGACTTATTCCTATAATGGAAATTCCACTAACACCTACTAGAATTTACACTAACGAAGTTATGGATAACCTAGAACACATTAATGGATGTGCCCATATAACAGGCGGCGGTATCCACGGAAATATAATAAGGATACTACACGGACACGATTACGAACTTAATCTTCCTGGATTTGAACCTGGAAGTTTCTGGGAGGACTTACGTGTACGATGCAAGAAGTCAAACGACTTTGAATTCGAAAGTACATTTAACTGTGGTTGGGGCATGTTACTTGTTGTAGATGATCCTACTAAATTAAACATACCAGACATGCAAGTACTAGGGCGTGTGCTATGATAATTTGGGGAATGGTTGGCAACAGTCATGATGCAAGTTTAGCAGTGTTCGACGATGATGTTTTTTTGTGGGCGGCACTGGCTAAAGACTTTAGTGACGTACCTAACGACCCTGACTTTAATTGGACTATGTTAGAGATAGCTAGGCACAAATATGGTGCACCGTCTAAAATAGTTTGGTACGAGCGTCCCTTCTTAAAGACACTGCGTCAGTACTGGGCTGGCCAAGGGTGGCTAAGAGCTGAGAATAATATTAAAGAATATCTCAAGCGTTGGGACATTACTTGTAAAATTGAGTACACCCAGCATCATCTAAGTCATGCGGCCTATGCTTATTACACTCAGCCACATGATGATTGTGCTGTAATTGTAATGGACAGTATTGGAGAGTTCGAGACCCTGACTATATGGCACGGAAAGAACAACAAACTAAAGAAGATACACAGTCAGGGCTATCCACATAGCTTGGGCCTATTCTATAGTGCTATGACACAACGTATGGGGCTACAAGCACAACGTGACGAATACTTAGTAGCAGACATGGCAGCGCAAGGTGACCCAGATAGATATACTAACTTACTGCTTACAGAAATTGTAGACCTCAACCAGGGTCGGCCGTTTATTAAGATGCGAGAGAACATGCACAGAGGTATCGACTGGTGGCGACAGGGCGAGATTAATCCTGAGGACTATAACGATCTAGCGGCAGCAGTACAGTCTGTATTCGAAACCTGTTTATTAGAGATACACGAGTGGACATTGTTTAAAACAAAATCAAAGTATCTAGCACTAGCAGGCGGAGGAGCATTGAACAGGAAAGCAGTAAACTTAATTAGACAGGATCAATATCCAGCACATGTTCCGCACAATCCAGGAGACCCGGGCAGTTGTGTAGGTGCAGTATTAGCACAAACAAAAACTAAAGTAACACTTGACAAACAATGGTATAAGGCTGTATAATAAAGTATGAGCACTAGACAAAACACAGACTACGGGTACGATATACAAAAGGTATATCTTGAAATGATGATGACAGATGCTGAGAGCTTTGTACGCTGTCAAGCAGTATTTGATCCAGAAGCGTTTGATAGACGTCTAACAGATCCAGCAAAGTTTCTAAATGATTATGTAACTGAACATAACGCATTGCCTAACTTTGATATGATTAATGCGGCAACCCAAAGCAACTTGAAACACCCTGGCGAATTACAAGAGAGTCATTATGATTGGTTGCTTTCAGAGTTTGAAACGTTTAGTAGACACAAAGCATTAGAAGCGGCTATTTTACAAAGTGCAGACTTACTTGAGAAAGGTGAGTATGGGCCAGTAGAAGATCTAGTTAAGAAGGCTGTACAAATTGGTTTACAAAAAGACTTGGGTACAGATTACTTTGCTGACCCTAGAGGTAGACTAGAAAGCATTAAGAGTAGTAACGGACAAGTAAGTACAGGCTGGACAGCAATTGATAAGAAATTGTTTGGTGGCTTTAACAGAGGCGAACTGAATATCTTTGCAGGTGGATCAGGTGCAGGTAAGAGTTTGTTCTTAGCTAACCTAGGCGTTAACTGGGCATTGGCAGGATTGAATGTATTGTATGTTACACTAGAGCTTAGTGAAAGTCTTGTTAGTATGCGTGTTGATAGTATGATAGCTGAAATTCCAAGTCGTGAAGTGTTTAAACAGATCGACGATGTTGAAATGAAAGTTAAGATGATTGGCAAGAAGTCTGGTGCATTCCAAGTTAAGTATATGCCTTCAGGTAAGACGCCCAACGACGTTCGTAGTTATATTAAAGAATATGAAATTAAAACAGGCAAGAAAGTAGACGTACTATTGTTAGACTACTTAGACTTGTTAATGCCCAACGGTGCAAAGATAAGCGCAGAGAACTTATATATTAAAGACAAGTACGTATCGGAAGAGTTACGTAACTTAGCAATGGAATTGAATTGCGTGTTTGTTACAGCGGCACAGTTGAACCGTGGTGCAGTAGAAGAGATTGAATTTGATCACTCGCACATATCAGGTGGACTTAGTAAGATACAAACAGCAGACAACGTGTTTGGTATCTTTACAAGTAGAGCAATGCGTGAACGAGGACGCTATCAGTTACAGCTAATGAAGACACGTAACTCAGGTGGTGTAGGACAAAAGATCGATCTAGCGTTTGATTTAGACACACTGCGTATTTTTGATTGTGATGAAGAAGACGATGAAAACAACTATCAGTCAGCAGGACAGAAGTCAGGCAGTAGTACTATTATGGATTCGCTTAAACGTTCTAACACTACATCAGGTGCTAGTGTAGAAGATCCTAATGCAGGTGCTCCGGTTGCAAAGATAACAGCAGATACAGACAGTACTAGGTTAAGAAACTTTATTAATAATTTGCCAGGCGACGAAGATGAATAAGTTATGGATATACGGAGACAGTTATGCCGCAGAGCATGAAGGTATTGAATGGCAATGGTACAAAGACCTAGCGTCAATACGTAATCTAGACTATGCGAGCTTTGCAGATTACGGCGTAGCTAATGAATGGATCTGTATGAAGTTTATAGAAGACTTCAAACGCGGCATGCATACACAAGGCGACACTGTGATAGTTATAACAACTCATGCTGATCGCCATTGGTTCCTTTGGGATCTTCCTAGTGTTAGCAACTACGCTAGTATGAAAGATTTACCACCCGACAACTTTCAAATGACACCAGAACAAATGCAAGCTATAGAGTTATACTACAAGCATATCCAAAGTGGATATACTAATGCTTGGAAGTACGATGCTACTACTGCATGGTGGAATGCATACGCCTTAACGCTTCGTACAGCGGGTATAAACTTAATTGTTATACCTGGGTTTAATAACACTACAGACATACTACACGAAGGCACAGTAAGTGTACGAGGTAGTCTATTTGATGCAGTATGCACACCTGAGTTTAAAAATCAAAGTGCAATGGACAAGTACTATGCTCGACCGTTGCCTGACCAACGTGTTAACCATATGCTACGTGATAATCATCATGTACTAGCAGAGGCACTTAACACTTGCTTGACTGATCACACTACACTCGACTTAGACAAGTTGCCGTGGATCACTCACAAGCTAAGCCTATCAACCGAGCCTATGCTCAAAGGACAACTGAGTCCTAAGTTGCTTCGGTAAATAGCAGTAACACCACATTGATAGGAATTAATAATGAGTCTAATACAACTAGAATTCGGATGCGGAGCAAACCCAAAGCGTCCAGGATATAAGACCTGCGACATTCGTGACATACCGGGCATAGACTTTGTGTGTAGTGCTGTTGATATTGCTGACCATTGTGCGCATAACAGTGTAAGTCGTATATTCAGTAGACACATGTTCGAACATCTTTCATTCTTTGATGGCAAGCGTCACCTAGATGCATGTATGCAAATACTAGTACGTGGCGGAGAAATAGAACTATGCTTACCTAACATGGACTTTCATGTACAGCAATGGATATCACAAACGCCTGCACAAATGGATCATGCACGAGCTGGCTTCTGGGGATGGCAACGTGAAGGTGAACAAGGCGAAGTATGGGACATACATAAAAGCGGTTACAACTTTACTACCCTTGAAGCACTGTTGATTGCTCACGGCTTTGTCAACATTCGTAGTTTAAAGAAACCCACCCACAAGCATCTTTGGATAACAGCAATTAAGCCCTAGATTCCACTCGAGCGCGAAGCGTGGCTCCAAGAAATGCCGCGAAGCGGTTAACGCAGATTTCGCAAGCTACGAAGTAGTATTAAGCAGATTTTTATAGTCTTAAACTACGTACTTAAAGCTAACTGCTATAGTGAGTGCTTAGAGCACCTTATAAAAAGAAACCTCACAAACACGCATTACACTACAATGCAACACCCTGCTTTCAGCTTTAAACAACGTTTTAGTAAAAGATGAGTCTTATTTAATCTAGTGCCCGCACTGTGTACATGTTATCATTAGCTAACAACAGTAGCCCATAAGTTCTTTCGCTGGCTGACTCAAACCTTATAACACTTGCACTTGGTTGTAGAGTGTGTATGTTACGTGTAAAGAGTTCTAAGCATGCTGAGTGTGTGACCATGTCTTTGAACTCGTCAGCAGTACCGTAGTCGTATACTAGCTTAATATCGTAACTATTCATGTGTGTCTACATTGTCATGATCATTACGCACTGTGCTATCACTCTTACGCACACTTGAAGCTACAAAGCTACACGCGGCAAGCATGGGTATTGTGTACACCATCATTTCTGTTGTGTAAGCTACTGTGTAAGTTGGTACAAGCACTATAACACACTGTAGTAAACTTGCTTTAAGATCGTTGAACATACTAGTACTTATACTCTAGTGTGCAACATAGGTGAGAACATTAAAAGCTACTGCGTAGCTACACACTCGCTTAGTTCGTGTGTGTTTGCTTCGCTAGAGATGTTATAACGTAACGTGTCCGAAATGGGTCCTAGCAGGTAAAAAAATAGTCG